GATCTGATCGCCGACGGGCAAATCGGCCCACGTAGCATCAGCGCGCTAAAGTCCTTCCTGGAGAAACGAGGCGGCGAAGGGGAAATCGTATTGCTTCGCGCACTGAACTGTAGCCAGGGCCAGCGCTATCTTGAGCTGGCAGAACAGCGGCCGGCTAACGAGTCATTCGTTTATGGCTGGATGCGCGAGCGGGTGAGCCTATGACGACACTCAAATCTGTACTGGCGGCAATCGGAGTTGCGATCCTGATGGTGCTTGGTGCGTTTGGTGTGGGCCGTTTTCGCGGGCGTGAACAGGCTGAAGAAAAAGCAGACCGACAGCGCACAGAAGAAAAGGCCTCGGCCATTGAGTCAGCAGCCGAACGCCGGGTAGAAGCAACGAAAGAGGCCAGCAATGTACAGCAGAATGTTAACCGCATGCCTGATGACGGTGTTGATCGCGAGCTGCGTGACACGTGGAAGCGTCCCGGTGGTGGTTGATACCGCCTGTGACTGGGTAAAGCCAATCTACCTTACTGATCACGACATTGATGTTCTTGACCGCCAGACGAAGCGAGAAATCCTGGCGCATAACAAAGCGTGGCAGGCGAACTGCCAGAAAACAAAAGAATCGGGGGCAAAGTGATGAAAACCAGCCAATGCAGTGAAGGTTTCGACAACCCATCCAAGTTCCGCGAGGAATGGGATAAGCAGACCCAGGGGAAATAGAGCCTCATCCCTGAGGTTCTGACACAGTCTCTCCTCTGGACTTTAACCGTAGCAGAATCACAGAGCCTCGTATTAGCGGGGCTTTTTTGTATCCGCATTTCACCGCGCACCGCAGCGCATTCAAACCACGTCGAACCAAACCCTTTGAAATGAGCCTTTGAGGAAGTCAGTTAGTGCTGGCGAGCCTCGACGGGCTGATTTCCTATGCGGCAAAGGTTCATCTCAAAGAAAGGTAAACGCTATGAATAATCCGCCAGTTATTCCGGCTTTCGACTTCCGCGAAATGGTCACGACCCTCGACAACAAGATAATCACCACATCACTCAAGGTGGCGGATTACTTTGGCAAGCGACACAAAGACGTTTTGCGTGCCATACGTAACCTGAAATGCTCCGATGACTTCACCCAGCGCAATTTTGCGCCCATTGATTTCATTGATAAAAATGGCGATGTTCAGCCTATGTATAACATCACCCGTGACGGATGCATGATGCTCGTGATGGGGTTCACTGGCAAAACAGCTGCCGCAGTAAAGGAGTGTTACATCAATGCCTTTAACTGGATGGCCGAGCAGCTAAACCGACGCATGGCGATGGGTGAAGAAATGCAGCACCGCTTCGCCATTAAAGAAACGCGCTCAAAGCTGAAAGGCACGATCGGAAGCCGATTGATGAATGAGCGGAAGAAAGAGAAGCGCGTTCTGGAGCTCGAGCATGAGCACATCATGCAGGTTACGCAGCCTGAGTTGCTGATTAGCTAAGCCGGCCATTACAAAGCTCATCTGCTGGTTGCTAATGATGATAAAATGCAGAGTCCCATGGATTTTGGGGTAGGAAAAGCCTGGATATGATGCTAGAAATCATAACATTAAAAAGACCGTGAGATGCAGTATGAAAATCTTAGGATTGGATGAGTACAGAACCCTTCGTGAGGGAGGGACAATGAAGTATTTTGAACTGGAACGCATGCCTAACAGCACTTGGGCTGCCATTTTCGAAAGTTTGTTTGCCGAAAAGGATGAAAAGGCATGGGTAGAGGGTTACTGCATTGTAACGAACTGCTCAAACAGTGAAGTATCCACCCGGTTCATATACTTGAAAGAAAAGTGCGAAGAAGCGAACTCTATATACAGGGTTAAGCATTCTGCACTATAACTAATTAAAGAAAGTTAAACTCCTGGTGATTTGTTTGCTGCCATTTTCACTTCTTTCAGAATTGAATTCAGGTGAATGAGTTAAAAAAGACTTTTGGGCTATTAAAGGTAACGTAAATCACAGGCAAAAGATTCGTCAATGTGATTGAGTGTTCATGGGACTAACAATCTTCTCTTGTAAGGAATTATGTGTAGAAGGAGATTTTATGGCACAGCTATTGATTTTTGCTGATGATGAGCCTGCTAAGTTGCTGAAAATTCGAAGTTATCGGAGCAAGATTCTTTATCTGTATGCTAATGATGAGGTGAGGTGTTTGGATGTGGTGATTTTTTTTTCAACTTTTCTGAAAGGCGAAAGTGGAGCCATATTGGTGGCAGCCGACAGATACGTGAGCAGGAAAGAAATTATCGAGGCTTATGATGCTCTGATTGGTTGAAAGCAGCGAGACTGGCGCGTAGCAGTAGGATGGGGCATGCTTGGTTCTATACGTCAGTAGAGTGATACAGGAGTTCATATCGGCCAGACGAAGCGTGATGCTACTTTAATCCAGCGGGTGAGCGCTTAATATTGTTTGTCCCAACGGTTCGAACCCATTTCTGATTACCACATTCAAGCCACTGGCACTCGCTGGTGGCTTTTTTTATTGGAGTGAATAATGGCAAAACCGGACTGGGAGGCCATCGAGACGGCATACCGGGCCGGGTCGTTGTCCATCCGCGCAATAGCCGATAAGCACGGCGTTAGTGATACAGCTATCCGTAAGCGAGCAACACAGAACGGATGGCAGCGAGACCTCACAGAGCAGGTACAGAAAGCCACAAGGCAGAAGCTTGTTCGCAAAGAGGTTCGCAATGATGGTTCGCGCGAACAGGTGCGAACTGATGAAGAGATTGTCAACGAAGCTGCTGATGAAGCGGCGGCTGTAGTTCTTGAGCATCGCGTTGACTTGGCGCGCTGGCGCCGTATCGCCGGTAAGCTCGGTGACTTCCTTGATGATGTAGAGTTTACTGAAGAGAACCACGCTTCACTGTCACGTTCATTGGTGGCAGGTGTTGATGCACAAATCAAGGTCATCAAAGCTGAACGCGAAGCCTACAACATCGACACTGGCGATAAGAACAACGATACCGATAGCATCTCTGACCTGATGGATTCCTTGTCTCAGGGGGCGTAATGAAACCTGAGCATCTCAATCTGCTGTCGAATAAAGACTGGCGGCTGAACAATCTTTACTGGATCACCGACAAAGAGGGAAAGCCTACGCGCTTCAGGATGACGCCTGAGCAGCGGGAGTACTTCGAGGGGATCCACACCCGCAACATCATCCTGAAAGCACGCCAACTCGGATTCACGACTGAAGTGTGCATCATCCAGCTAGACGCGGCCTTGTTCGAGTCGGCGAAGTGTGCGCTGATTGCCCATACGCTGAATGACGCAAAGCGCCTGTTCCGCGAAAAGGTGAAGTACGCATACGACAAGCTTCCAGCAGAGATAAAGGCGGCCAACCCGGCAAGCAACGATTCGTCTGGCGAGCTCGTTTTTAAGAAGGGCGGATCACTCTACGTCAGCACGTCATTTCGTGGCGGCACGTTGCGTTACCTGCACGTTTCCGAGTTCGGGAAGATATGCGCCAAGTATCCTGACAAAGCCCGTGAGATCGTCACTGGTGCGTTTGAGGCGGTATCGACCGGATGCTTCGCTACTATCGAGAGCACAGCAGAGGGCCGGGCGGGTTACTTCTTCGATTACTGCCAGGCGGCAGAGAAAGCACTGCTGCAAGGTAAGCCCTTATCCGCACTGGACTGGAAGTTTTTCTTCTTCTCCTGGTGGAAGAATCCGCAGTACGCAATCGACCCGGTTGAAACGCTGCCGGTGCGCCTGCTTGAGTACTTCGCTGAAATGGAGGCGAAGCACGGCGTAGTCGTCAATGAGCGCCAGAAAGCCTGGTACTACGCCAAAGAGAAAACGCTCGGCGATGACATGAAGCGCGAATACCCGACCATTCCGGCCGAGGCGTTCCAGCAGTCTGTCGAGGGCGCGTATTACGCCAAACAGTTCCGCTGGCTCTACACCAATAAGAGGATCGGCCAAATCCCTGTTAACTCGCACCTCCCGGTACACACGTTCTGGGATATCGGTGTGGGTGACTCCACGGCGATCTGGTTCGTTCGCGAGGTTGGCGAAGAGTTCCATATCATCGACTACTACGAAAACTCTGGTGAAGGCCTGCGGCACTACATGAAGGTGCTGAAGGATAGGGGTTATGAGTACGGTGAGCACTGGGGGCCGCACGACATCGATAACCGTGAATTCGGTGCTGACGCCAAATCCCGCAGAGAACTTGCCCGTGAAGGGTATGAAATCGACGGGCAGGTTTACAGCATGACGTTTCAGGTGGTTCCGAAAGTGGGAATAGACACCGGCATTGAGTCGGTGCGCGAAATCCTCCCGTCCTGTGTATTCGATGAGGAGAAGTGTGCCGAGGGCATATCTCACCTCGAGGGCTACCGCAAGGAGTGGGACGACAAGCGCGGCTGCTGGAAAGATAAGCCGCTTCATGACTTCACATCACACGGCGCTGACAGTTTCCGCTACTTTGCTGTAGCGAAGAACAACCACAAACAGGTCGGCGCAGTATTCTTCTAAGGAGCTCATCAGTGAGTGAATTAAGCACCGGGGAGCAGTTCCTCGTTAATGCCCTTGCTGATGCTATCGGGCGGCAGCGCATGCTGTACGCGGGCCAGCCGGGAAATACCAAACGCACAAAGTTGTGGGATGAGTTCGGTTATCCAAATAGTCTCGAGTTCGACCGCTACTACCGGGCCTATGAGCGCAACGCGGTGGCGTTTGCCGCCGTTCATAAGCTTCTTGATTCGTGCTGGGTTGATAACCCGACGATCATCGACGGCGACGACGGAAAGGAGTCAACCGAGACAACGGAATGGGAGAAGTCAGCTACTAAATTGCTGAAGAAACACTGGCCGAAAATTAAGGATGCGGATCGCCGTAACTTGGTTGGCCGGTACTCGGCATTGCTCATTCAGTTCCGGGACGGCAGAGAATGGCACGAGCCGGTAGACCGAGCGAAGGTTAAATCTCTGAGGAATATCGGTAACGGACCCATCGTTAAGCTGATCCCCGCGTGGGAATCGCAGATCAAGCCGGGCAACTTCGATACTGACACGCTTTCAGAAACTTATGGCCAGCCAGTTTCGTACAACTTCAACGAGCAGCCCGTAGGCGATGATGGCACGTATGGCCCGGTGCGCGGCGTTACCGTACACCCCGAGCGAATCATCATCCTCTGCGAAGGCTCAGAAGACGAAAACATGCTGTCTGGAGTGCCATTCCTGCGCGCTGGGTACAACAAACTGCTCGACCTCGAAAAGGTATCTGGCGGTAGTGCCGAAGGGTTCCTGAAGAATGCCAGTCGCCAGCTCGGGATTGCGTTCGACAAAGAAACCAACATTGCGAACCTGTCAAAGCAAGCCACAGAATCTGGCTACAAAGACCTGGGCGAGGCGCTCAACGACAAAGTCGCAAAGATGAACCGTGGCACAGATGCTGCCCTGGTAATGCAGGCCGGCACGCCGTCGGTGCTTTCCGTAGCAGCCGCCGATCCATCCCCTACATGGACGGTGGCCGCCAACGAGTTTGCATCCTCGATTCAGTGCCCGTTCACCATACTGTTTGGTCAACAGACGGGACGCCTTGCCTCCGATGAGGACAAAACGGACTGGGCGAAGCGCTGTAACGGCCGCCGCTGGGGATTCCAGTCAACGATTGTAGAGAGCTTGCTTGAGCGCTTCTGGACCGTAGGCGTCATTGACCCGCCATCCTCCGGAGAGGTCACGCTGGCATGGTCTGATCTGCTCGCGCCGAGCGAAAAAGAGAAGATTGCCAACATGCAGGCAATGGCTGTTGTGGCGAAAGATACTCAGCAGGCATACGGTACTCCGGCAGTGGATGAAAACGAAATCCGCGCAGTAGGTGAGCTGGAGCCTCGCAAGGTCGTGTCGCCACCTAACCCTGATGTAAAGCAAACCGATAAGGATCCGCTGACAGATGATGATGACAGCGCAAACCAGAATCGGGACGCCAATCGTACCGCGCAATAAAGCTGACCCTACGCAGTCCTCGCGGCAGGTCAGCAGGATGTTCAATGATATCGAAGATCGGTATCTGAACATCAAGCGCAGGCTTAAGGCTCTGCTTGATCTGCGGCTGACTGGGCAGCAGCGCGAGGCGAACGCACAGCAGTCCTGGATGATGTGCAACAACGAGGGCGCAGAGCCTTCGCTGTATCAGGTCAATGCCGGTAAGTTCATCTATGACATGACCTCTGCTGAACTGGCCGACCTGCTGCAGGTAGTTCAGTCGATTCTGGATGATGAGCTTCTCGATGGCGGCAGCCAGAACCTGTGGGCGATGGACTACGTCATAGCGGAGTATGAACGCGGCACGCTAAACGCCTTCACCAACCTGTCGGTTCAGTCGCAGGTGTACGCCAGCCAGACGACGCTACAGCAGCTTTTAAGCAGCCCGGGATACCTGAACCAGATAGCGGCGGCCAGGCTGACAACGTTCAGTGACTGGAAGGTTATCAGCGATACAGCCCGCGGCGACCTGACGAACATCATCACCGACGCGGTAGCGCGCGGCGTGAATCCACGCGAGACGGCCAGCGTCATCAGCGAGCGTCTTGATGTGTCGATGTCGAAGGCAAAGACCATCGCTCAGACTGAACAGGTCGGCGCGCTGAGACAGGCGCAATGGAACGAAACGGACTGGGCAGCTGACCGGCTGGGTCTGAATACCGGCCTGCTGTGGCTGTCTGCGCTCAAGCCAACGACGCGCACCTGGCACGCCAGCCGCCACGGCAAGGGCTACACCACCGAAGAGGTGCGTGACTTCTACGCCGAGAACGGCAACCGGTACAACTGCTATTGCAGTCAGATTCCGGTGCTTCTCAACGACGACGGCAGCATCTTCAATGAGGGGCTGGCGGATAAGTTGGGTAAAGAGCAAAAGCTATGGAAAACTGATATCGACAAATATAATTAGTTGATTCGGTGTTATTGACACTTAAATGGTGTTGTGTGATATTGGGCCTGAGCCAAGAAGTGGCTCATAACTTAATTTACAAAACATTAGGGTATATCATGTCAAATCATCGCTTATCCGCATCCCACACAGCAAAACTGATTGTTCTCAATGCCTATTTTTATGGGCAGGAAAAAGATAAACATATTTCGCGATACAAGATCTCGAAAAATACTCTTCGCGCTATGTCTGGCCGGAGCTCTATCCGTGCTTCTTTCCTTTCTGAGCTTGACTATGAGCTCGCAGAATTAGGTTGGATGCTTGTTGAAAACCATGATGACGATTTATGTTTCATGGTTATGGCTACAACAGGCAACTGGGCAAAGCTGAGTTCTCGGAGATTGAGCACCCTGATAGATGAAGGTGCGGATAGTATTGATGAAGCCTATGAAAATCATATAGAGCTTTAAAACCATAAATTCTGACAAGGTCGCCACGGCGGCCTTTTTTATTGCCTGAAATCCACCTATGAGGACATTGCATGACAGTCTATTGGTGTTGTGGGTGCGGTCGGACTGTGCGCTATCAGTGCGTAACTGCGTTGGACTATTCCCCGTGGTGCTGTGGAGCGCCGATGTTACGAAAAATCTAAACGAAGGCGCTTGTCGCAACTATTTCTTACAAGGGAAAGCCTCACTAAGAGCGTCAACTGCTAAATCAGACGCGTTTTCAGCCCGGCGTTTAGGGTTTTGCTTCAAGTATTGATATACGACGTCAGAAATCTGGTTCAGATTAAGTTGATTGCTGGCACAAAAAAGTACACCGCTACCTAAATCATAAACTCCTGAGACGTATCCATAATACATGTTTGCGTCGCTGATATCAGAACCCATTATTCTGTTTTCTCTGACTCTCATCAAGGATTCGCCCCAGGCAAAAAGCTGATTCCCTGTATAAAAATTTGCCTGCGCTTCCTGCGCACCGAAAAAACCAATGGCGCCAATTAGCATGGCCTTTTTAATCATCATCTCACCCCTTTTGTTTGAATAAACATAAATTAACGAGGATCCAGCATGAAACGCAACCGCGTTAACGTGCTGACCGTCGTCAACTCCGCTTCAAACATCACCACTGAAACCATTGACGGCAAGCCACATATCGTGGTTCGCGGCATCACGCCTGTCGTGGACGATATCGTGATGAACCGGAAGTTGTACCCGGCAGCAGAAATCGAAAAGGCCTACAACACGCTCGAGCGAAACCCGATGCCGCTGGGCCACCCGAAAGTGGATGGCAAGCATGTGTCGGCGCGCGATGTCCGGGCGGTGAACGAGTACCACGTCGGGGCCTGGCTACAGAACGTCAGCCACAAAGACGGGAAGGTGATGGGCGACATGTACGTTAACCGCCAGTACGCCGAGTCGAGCGACAAGGGCAAGCGCCTGATCAACCGCCTGGATGAGATGCTGGCGGGTACAAACTCCGACCCGATCCATATCTCGACCGGCCTACTGTATTCCGGTATCGCCGCCAACGGCGAGTCGAAGGGCAAAAAGTACAACGAAATCGCCACCAACATGATGTTTGACCATGTGGCGGTACTGCTTGATGAGCCTGGCGCTGGAACGCCGGAGGAGGGGGTTGGCATCTTCGTTAACGCTGAGGGTGATGAGGTCGAAATCGAGGTCGTCAATCTCGAAGAATCTACCACCCCAGACCAGCAAGACCCCGCCGTCAAAACATTTTTCAACCAGCTAAAGGCGTTTTTCTGCGCCAACAGCGATTCAACCCAGAAGGAAACAGACCTGATGAAAGAGCTCATCGTTAATGCGCTGAAGGCCAAAGGTAAATCGGTTGACGGTAAAACCGATGCCGAACTGATGGACGCATATAACCAGATGCTGGCAGAAAACGCCGACAGCAAAGAAGAAACGCCTGAAGAGAAGTCCGCACGTGAGAAGAAAGAAGCGGATGACAAGAAGGCTAAAGAGCAAGCTAACAACAGCGAAGAGATGCCAGCGTGGGCGAAAGTCCTTACTGAGCAGGTCACCGCACTTAACAGCCAGATCAATGCCAACTCTGACAAAGAGAAGGGCGAAAAGCGCGCGGCTGTGAAGCTGGCGATGAACATGAGCGATGAAGAAGTCGCAGATCTGGACGGTAAGGCACTCGACGCCATGTATGCCAAGTGCCAGACATCTTTTGGCCTGAACGGTGCATTCCGCCATCAGGCTACTAACACCCAATCAGTCAGCGAAATGCCGGAGTAAAAAATGGCTAAAGACGGAAAGCATATCATCCACGCCGGCGGCGTGTTCCCTAATCCGCTGCTTAACCGTGAAGGCGCGGCCGCGGCATCTACTCCGCCGGGTACCATTGGCTTCTTCAGTGCAGCGGACAAGTTCACTGCCTCTGTGGATGGCAATGAGGCTGCAATTCTGTATGTGGCCAACAAAGACTATCTGCGCTGCCTGTCAGTGGACGACGCTATCCCTGCTGGCGAGCTTGTCGTAGGTATTCAGCCTCTGCCGGGCATGTTCTTAAACGTTCGTGCAGCAGCCGGTACCTACACGAAGGGGCAAGCGCTCTCGATTGCAAACGGCCGAGTCAAAGTGGCTGCTGGCGACGAGTCGGTTCGCTGCTACGTCGAGGAAGATAAATCATACACAACGGCGGCAGGCGATCTGCTTCGTGTCGTAATTAAATAAGGAGCGGATATGTTTGTATTCTCCAAGTCTATCGGTGAAAAGACCGGTAACCTCGCGGTAAATCAGGCGCAATGGCGCGCTCTTGAAATTGAGCGAAACGCCAGTGCTCAGGCAGCAGCGGATTTCTTGGCGCGCACTCAGTTCCGTGGCGATGCAGAAAACGCTCCTTATCTCGATGCGGTGAACGCAGTTGACGATATTCGTCGCCTGTATCGCGCTTTCGACACAACTGTTCTTCAGCAGTTCGAGCCGAATACCGAGTTCACTCTGCTGAACGATCTAATGCCGCTTTCTCGCTCCGTTCGAATCGAACAGTCTCGTTACGACTACGCTCGTACCGGTGGCCGCGGCTGGGCTCACACCTCCATGTCCGGACAGGTCGGCGCGGCACTCGATGCTCGTAGCTATTCCTTCGATGGCACCATGGTGCCTATCCACGACTCGGGCTTTAAGTTCGAATGGCGTGATCCAATCTTCAACAGCCCGCAGGCATTGCAGTCGCAGGCTGATGCGCAGCGTGGTTCGGTTGAAGACGTTCAGCGTCGTTACGTTGACTACATCTTCAACGGCTTCCGCGACAAAGCTGGCAACTTCGCAGTGTTTGACGGTCTGACCTGGAAAGGGTTGCGTGACGATGAGCGCGTAGCGCAGATCGACCTTGGCGCTTCAGGCCTGAACATCGATTTTACCTCTGGCACAGCAACGTCTCAGGACATCCGCGCTGGCGCAATCGCACTGCGTGATCAGATGCGCCGCGTGAACAACCAGTATGCAGAGCAGACCTGGTACGTATCCGGTGAAATCATCTCCAACCTGGAACGCTACTTCTCCGACAACTTCCAGTCCGGCACGATCATGGATGAAATCCTGAAACTGACCGGTGTTGCAGCGATTAAAGAAGACAGCCAGCTCACAGGTAACGAAATCGTCATCGTTCCACTGAGTGCAGGCGTCATCGCTCCAATCGTCGGCCAGGCTATCGGTACCGTTGCATCTCCGCGGCCGGAGTACAACAGCGACTACATCTGGCGCACCTGGGGTGCAATGGGGTTGATGGTCAAGCAGGACATCAACAACAAATACTCCGTAATTCACGCATCAAGCTAAGGATAAATCATGGCACTGGTAGAAATCGTGACAAGCAACCTGCACGCCGGTGCCAACCTCCGCAAGCTGGAGGTTGGTTCAGTGGTGGATGTGGACGATGCAACAGCTGAGCGCTGGATCAGCACTGGCAAGGCGAAGGAGACCGACAAGAAGAAAGGCGAGAAGCTTACCTTCGAAGTGGCTACTCCTTCCGCTCCTGCGGCAGATCTGACGGCCCTTCAAAAGCAACTCGCCGACGCACTGGAGCAGAACCAAAAGCTAATCGCCGATGGTGAAGCTAAAGACAAGGCTCATGCCGACGCGCTGGCAGCAGAAACAAAACGCGCTGACGAAGCCGAAGCAGCACTGGCAGAAGCTATCAAGAAGGCGAAATAACCATGGCTGACCCAATCACAGCGGCAGACGTGCAGGCGTTCCTCGGTGAATTGGGTTACTCCATCCCGGGGGCGCTGTTGGATCCGATCCTCTGCGTGGTAAACAAGATTATCCCGTGCCTTGATGGCGCGGGGTATGACGAGTGCACCGCGAAGTTGATCCTGATGTACTCAGCAGCGCTGATGGCTACGTCTTCCGGTGCGCGCCGCATCAAATCGCAGGGTGCACCGTCTGGTGCGTCCCGCTCGTTTGAATATGGCGACGACAGCATCACCTGGCTTCGCGACTCACTGGCCCGGCTCGATACCAGCGGATGCACCGGTGACTTGCCGATCAGCGCTGGTAACAGCGTCGGCCTGTTCATGGTGGTCGGGGGCTGCTGATGATGTACAAATCAGTTAAGCACGGTCTTCCGCGCTCGTTCACCCGCGTCTGGGTGATGACCGACACCGGGCGGGAGACAACCGGCTACGTGAAATCGGATGGCGAGTGGTTCATCAACTGCCCGCGCATCCGGGCGACTGGCGCGAAGGTGCTGCGCTGGAAGGAGGGCTGATGTCATCGGTAGCGAACTGGAGCTATACCGCCACGGCGACCATCTGGCGAAAGCTGGAAGGCAATGACGAATACGGCGACCCGCTGGGCTATGCCGTGCCTGAGCAAATTCTCTGTGATTACGAGGGCGGACTCAGCAAAAAGTTAGCCAGCCTGGGCGCCGAAATCGTCGTGAAGAATACTATCTGGACGGAGTTCGCGCTGGCGGCTGCGGGTGATTACCTGCTGATTGGCGTATCGACGGAAGCCGACCCGGTTGTGGCTGGTGCCGACGAGGTGCGGCAGGTTATTCGCTATGCCGACACGTTTGAACGACTGGCGGATGATTACGCCATCCTGACTGGAGTGTAGCCATGGGCATCAAAGTACGCGGCGTTAAGCAGTCGAAAGCCGGGCTAAACCTCATTATCAACGACGTGAAAGGGCGCAAAGTTGTCCGGGCATTACAGTCAGCGATGATAATCGGCAGCTCACAGGCCGCACTTTATACGCCGATCGATACCTCAACGCTGCTTAATAGCCAGTATCGGGAGTTGATTAACAACGGCGTTCGACTGACAGGGCGAGTTGGATACACCGCGAACTACGCTGTTTTCGTTCACGATCCGAACGTGCCGCAAACCTTCCGCCGCGCAACTGCGCAGAAAGAGTTCCTCACTAAAGGCTTTGAAGACACTCGCAGCCAGATTGATGCCGTAATGCGCAAGGAGCTTTCAGTATGACACCAGCCATGTACGAGCGCGTGCGTAACTACTTCGTTGATGCCGGGCTTACCACTGGCTTCATTGTTCAGATGCTGGCTTGGGACGATACAGCCAAGTTAACCGACGCATTCATCGTGTTCCGTCCTAACGGTGGTACCGACATCCGAAATGACCTCGGATCTGACCACTACGTGCTGGTGGATGTCATCTCCGCTAAGGACAAGCGCCGCGCAGCCGCTGAGAAGGCTCAGGAGATTATCAATTATGTCGAACAGAACGACATTACCGACGAATGCCTTGGCCTGATTCAAAACCTCGGAAATGTGCCTGCACCTATCCTGACCGAAGAGGGCCGCCTGGTCTTCCGGCTCCAGTTCATGTGCGTCTACGGCGAATAACCCAATCACCAACCCATCAGGCTGCCATCCGGCGGCCTTTTTTATTTGAGAGGTACACATGCAAGGCTGTGCTAATGATTTTGGCAAGCTGATCGGGAAAGTAGCTGTGCTACGCATGGCCTATGGCTGCCCCGACGCAGTGCCAGCGCTTTCTGAATGGAAGCGTCTCGGCGCTATGACGACCAAGGGTTTTGATTATTCGATGAACACAATTAATTCCGAGGCTGATGATTCCAAGGCGTTGGTTGAGAACCTGGTCAATAACATGGACATTACAATTTCTGGTGAAGGCGAGGCTCGCAAGAGGGACAAAAGTACAGAAATTGGCGCCTGGAGAATGGGCAAATACATCTTCGATGAATTGCAAGCCGGTCGACAGCCGACTCTGTGGGTTAGATTTGATTTTGCTGGCGAAGATGCTGGCACATACATCCAGGGCTACATGAACACCACGTCATGGTCTGGTGATTTCGGTACTAACGATATCTCCACCTTCTCCGGCGAGTGGAAGGTCTACGACGCTGACACTGTTGTGTTTGAGGTAGCTGATTCTATCGCGGCCACTGGCGTTGAGGTTACACCCGCAACTGCTTCTCTGGTCGTTGGCGCAACCCAGCAACTGAGCGGCGCGGTTCAGCCAACAGATGCGACTAACAAAGCGATCACCTGGACCACTTCGGCACCTTCCATAGCCACTGTCAGTTCAACCGGCCTGGTGACAGCAGTAGCCGAGGGCACCGCGACTATTACGGCTACCACTGCTGACGGTGATTTCACCGACACCTGTGCTGTGACCGTGACTGCCGCGCCGTAATCACTACAAAGGGCGGCGTGCTGCCCTTGATACTGGTTATGGAGAGCGATATGACCCCTTTGAAAGAAATTGGAGAGTGCCTGATTGGTGCTGGCGGCCGTGAATACTTCTTCCGGCCATCGTTCCGTAACATGACTCGGATCGGCGAGCCAGAACATATCGTTCGCACTTTCTATGCACTGTTCAATGACGATGTGGCAAAGATGCTTGAGGCGGCGCGCGAAATTCACAGTGCGATACCAGAGCATCAGCGCAGATTTTACGCCCATTATTTCGGTGACGTTTCGCTGCCACGCTGGGCACTTGATGCAGCAGGCTCTGCCGCGTTTGTGCGTGAGGCATTGCTCTCGGCTATTAACGTCATTCAGTCCTGCTGTGACGAGGACGTTTCTGAGCTGACAGGCTGGCATGAGATTTCACGTACTGGCAGGCGCACATTTGTATGGCACCGCGGCGCGCTTCCGCCTGAGAACCTGATTCTGATAGCTCAGTCGCTGATCATGCATGGCGTTATCGGACGGGCGAAGGTTCGTAAGTTGCAGAAGCACGAAAGCAAGGAAACGACGCCGGAGTTTCATGCGACTGAATACATCATGGCGGCGCGAAACCATTTCGGGATCAGCAGAGAAGAGGCTGAAAACCTTACTATGACCGAGTTTGCCATGATGCTTAACGCCAAATACCCTGACCAGAAGGGCTTCACCAGGGAAGAGTATGACGCTGTTATGGACGATGACGATCGCCGCTGGCAGGAAATGATTGAGCGCGAAAAATCAGCAAAGAAAGCGGCCTGAGTTAATAATGGATGTACCTTAATCGCCTGACCGGGCGTAATATGGCTCGACAATAAAACTCAGGGGATAAGAGTGAAAAAAATACTGTTGGCTTTGGTGATTCCACTGGTTCTGGCTGGCTGCAAGCCGGGCGAGGAGAAGGCAATTTCGCTGGCACAATCTGAAGTGTCCGCCAATCTACTGGATCCTGACAGCGCACAATTCCGTAACGTGAAAGTCGTGAAGATGACAGATGCCGATGACGGTCATGTTAATGCTGTTGTTTGCGGGGAAATTAACGGAAAGAACGGTTTCGGTGCCTATGCAGGGTTCCATCCTTTCTTTGTTGAGCTGAAAATGAAATCGAAGGGGATGTTCTCAAAAGGCGTCGACTACACCCTTGGTGATCACTTCCTCAGTTCGAAAGATACGCCTCCACCACCGGCCTACACAGAACGATGCCAATAAACGACACGAATAACTAACCCACCACTCGGTGGGTTTTTTTATGCCCGGAGAAAACTGATGTCTGAGAAAGCAGGCGAGATTTATTACGACATCGAGGCCGATGTATCTGGCTTGCTCAAGGCCCAGGGAAAGGCCAATAAGTCGCTCGACTCCATCGGCAACTCGGCGACCAATGCAGCCAAAAAGATGGATGAGTTGCAGACGAACATCAACCGAGTCGCCGGGGCAATTGCCGCCTCACTCGTAGTTGACTGGGGTAAGGCGTTTCTCGTTGCTGCTGACAACATGAGCCAGCTCAACGCGCGTATAGAGAGGCTCACTAGTAGCGCAGCGACAGCCTCGCAGACTATGCAGAGTCTGATGCGCATCAGTTCGGCAACGGGTGGTTCGCTACAGGATACAGCGAAGCTGTGGGAGACTCTCAGCACGGCGTTGCGCGATACCGGCGCGACGAACGGCCAGATCATCCAGCTCACCGAAACACTTCAGAAAATAGGTCGCATTGGCGGATCCTCTTCCGAAGAAATGGCGAATGCTCTTCGTCAGTTCGGCCAGTCAATTTCATCCGGTACGGTTCGGGCGGAGGAGTTCAACTCCATCCTTGAGCAAATGCCGGAACTGGCGCGGCAGATCGCCGCCGGGATGGGCGTAAGTATCGGCGAACTGCGTCAACTGATGCTGGACGGGAAACTGACGGCAGAAGATGCTCTGAACGCCATTCAGAAGCAAACCGGCTCAGTGAACGCAGAATTCGAGAAACTCCCGCGCACTCTTTCCCAGGCGAATACCGCTCTCACCAACTCTTTCCTGACCATGGTTGATAATATTAACCAGGCTACAGGGGCAAGCAACGGGATGGTTCTGGTTATCGATTCTCTTGCTGTTGCCATTGGCAGGCTTACTGGGCAGGCCGCTACCGCCAGTCAGCAAATAGCAGATCTGCGCTCTGAAGCCGAAATGTACGCCAAGCGAGCGAGAACATGGAGTTGGCTTGGCTTTGGTGACTGGCAGAAAGAGAACGAGGAGAAATCCGCGCAACTTACAGCTGAAGCGTGGGAGAAGGCCTCTCGCGCCGGTTGGGATGCGGTTCAGAAAACAGCCGCAGCCACTAAACCTATCGAAATAAAAGCCACTGCCACTACAGGTGGTTCTAAAGCGAAGGGCGGAAAGTCTGCGGCACAGAAAGAAGCTGAGCAATACGCCAAAGCTCAAGAATCTGTTAATCAAAAGCTGGATGAACTGAGGCACAAGGCCGAGCTGTCGGCTGGCAGTGTTGGTGAACTGTCCAGAGCGCAGGCCGTGCTTAATGCGCAACAGTCTCTCGGTAACACAGCCACGCAGGAACAAGTTCTGCTGGCCGGGCAACTGGCAGGAAAAGCCTGGGACAATGCCAACGCATTGCGTGAGCAGGCCAAGGCTGAACGGGAGCGCACAGAGGCTGCAAATAAGTTCAGTACCATCCAGGGTAAAACCAGCAAAACTGCCGGGCTGGATAGCCAGTATCAGAAAGACATTGCTGACATCCAGCTTTACGCCCAGCTTTACCCGCAGAAGATCGGGGAGGCTGAGGCAGCGCGTGCCGCTATTGAGCAGCAGTATCGTGATCAGCGTAACGCTGCAATGTGGGAAGAATGGGCGCAACAGAACGCGGCCACTCAGGCAGCAGCGGCGGCATTTACCGCATTCGGCAATAATGCCTCTAACACTCTGACTGGTCTTATCACCAAAAGCATGGACGCTGAAGAGGCAGCTAAATCTTTAGGAAGAACTGTTTTAAATAGCCTAGTAAACACTTTTGTGCAGATGGGCGTCGAGTGGGTTAAGTCGGCCATTATGGGCCAGACGGCCACTACCGCGGCGGTTGCAGCATCCACCACCGCACAGGCGGCAGGCATCGCAACCACGACAGCGACTTCGACGGCTGCGGCTGCGGCTACTACGGCGGCATGGACTCCGGCGGCCATCATGTCCTCCGTGGCTTCATTCGGCGGTGCAGTGGCTATTGGTCTTGGTGCGATGGCTGGCATCCTGGCACTGTCAGGAAAACGTAAAAACGGCGGGCCTGTCTCGGCTGGTGGGATGTATCAGGTCGGCGAAGGTGGCATGCCAGAGATTTACCAGGCCAGCACCGGTAAGCAGTACATGATACCGGGCGACAACGGCAGGGTGATCAGCAATAAAGAAATGACAGCCGGTGGAGGTGGTGGGGTGGTAATCAACATTCAGAACTACACGTCATCCTCGGTCGATGCGCAGGCTGGTACGGATGCTAATGGTGGAGTGACTGTGGATGTAATTGTCGCTGACCTGAACAACGGCGGGCCAATCAGTAACGCCATAACCAGCAACATGAATGTTAAACGCACGCCAAGGGGGCAGGGCTGATGCCAATTATCGACTATCCCGACTGGCTACCGCTGGCGCAGAAGGCCAGCAAAAACATGACGCTCGATACCGGGTTCCAGACCGATCAGCCAGCGGTCGGCCCGGCTATCTTCCAGAACCTTACTGACGACCTGAAAGTGACCTGGTCCCTGACGTGGATTTTCACCTTGGCTGAGGAACGAGCATTCCAGCAGTGGCTACGCAGCCCAAACTATCTCAACCGGGGCCTGAACTGGTTCAGGATGAATATCAATCTGGGCGGCAGTGGTCTCCAGTTGCAAGAGCTTCACTTCACGCAGATGCCGGTGCAAACCAGTATCGACGGCGGGGTGGTGACATGGACAGGAACCGTTATTGCCAACCATCTGTACAACGCTGACGACGAGTTTGACGACGTAATTGTTGAGCTGCCGCCGCCGTGGCCTTCAGTGCTTGATATCGTGGTGACTGGCTATCCGGACGGACGCGATCCAGAAAGTCTTCCGAGGATTCCCTGATGCCTTCATATCGTGAATATAATCAGAAGCGCCCGATTAGCGGCTGTTACAACACCATCACGTTCTATCACCCCTCCTTTGGTTACGTCCGCCTCGTCGACAAACAGTTCTTCCCGAAGACGCTTGGCGGCCAGACGTACACGCCTGCGCGGTTTGAAATCGAAGAGAGCCAGCAGAGCGGAACTCCGGTAATCGACGCAACGGTGAAGCTTGGGCGACTGTCTTCAGATATCAAAACGCTGATGAAGAAGTGGAGTGGTGTTTCCAGGCTGTCGCCTATCACGGCAACTCGTCAGGTTTTCGATAGAGTTGATACCTCTACGCCAATGAAGAATTGGACATTATTTGTAAAAACTGTCGATGTTGTTTCAGATAACGCATCAGTTACTTTATCAATGACAAACCCGCTAAATAACAACATTGGCCAACCATATGATCCAGTCGAATACACGGGGCTTCAGTACCTCTGATTTTATCAGCAGGATGATCGGCGTGCCGTGGTCTAACCGCGCCTGCTCATTCGTAAAGACTGATTGCTGGGGGCTGGTTGTGCTGTATTACCGACATGTGCTCGACATTGAGCTGCACCAGACGCCAGGTTACGAAGCCGGGGAAGATTTCTTCACCTGCTATCAGGGAGACGTCGTTTTCTGGCGCAAGGTCGATAAACCGGTCGAGGGCGGGATATTCGTCGGGTACCGCGGCACGCAACCGGCACACGTTGGCCTGGTACTGAACCGGCAGGCGCTACACTCGCGTGGAGAGAACGGAAGCGTGCGCATGGACTCGTTGCTGGTCATTCAGCGGGCATTCACCAAAGTGGAGTTTTTCGAATATGGCGCTGGTTGAGATATCGAATTTTCCAGGAACGCCTAAGCTGCGTTGCAGGGTGCCAAACGGCACCCTTTTTTATGACTGGCTGGCGGCCAATGACGCTACTTTTCACCGCGACCTGCTGATCGTCCGCAACGGCGTAAAGCTGGGAGACGATGATGAGCTGGCGTTTGAACTGAGCGAGCTGGACCACATCCAGATATTCGACCAGCCAAAGGGCATTGTCGACGACATCCTGAGCCCGATCTTTAAAGTGGTGGGCCAGGTATTTTCGTTCCTGGCGCCGAAGCCAGCTATAGCGAACAACGGCGGTAATACCGTCGACTCGCCCAACAATAGCCTGACCGGTCAGACAAATACCGCTCGCGTTTACAAGGCCAAGCCGGATATCTATGGCCAGATTCGTTCGTTCCCGGATCTGATTCAGGAGTCGGTATTCGAATATGTACACCAGACTTCCACAGACGGCGGCCTGAAGTACGTCACTGAATGGATGTGCATCGGGATCGGCAAATACGATTACGAGTCTGTGCGCTACTCAGAATCGAGCCTGGGCTCTCTGGCCGGTGCCGAATTCCAGTTTTTCCAGCCAGGAGAAGTTATCCCGCAGATCGTCGAGGGATACGGGTTCGATGACGTCGACGGGCAGGAGGTCCCCGGGCAGAACGAAGCCAGCGACTTCCCTATAGAAACAGCAACGGCAAACACGGTGGTCAGCGGAACGTATTCCGGCGGCCAGATAGCGATGAAAATCGTGAAACAAGCTGAGTTCGACTATTTCATGGGGCTGGTGCTGCCGCACGCGGTGACCTTCACCATCAATGTGACGTACAGCACGGCCTCCGGCAACGTGACTACCGATGCTACATTCTCCGGCACGCTGATTTCCGCCGTTGAAACAAACGACGGTGCAGTGGTTAACCCGGTGCGCTGGTACACGTTTACGATGAACCAGCTCGAAGGACCGCAGGACATCCCGGCGAATGCCACGATCAACACCACGAAATTCATCCTTAACGATAACGAGGCGCTGGTGGTTGGGCCGTTCTTTTCCCCGGTCGAGTCAACTCAGCTGTGGCTGCATACACAGTCCAGCCTCGGCGGGAAGAAAGAGACCAACTGGAAGGTTGTCATCTGGAAAATCGACGACGACTACAACCAGGTCCCGGGTACGCAGCAGACGTTTACGTACCGGCAGACGACGCCGCACCAGTCGACCAGCGAAGTCTTCTACCGAACCGACAAAATCACTCCGACCGGCGGATTTGGAAAGTATGCGGTCAGTTTCCAGCGCACGGATAACTCCGGTGACGCGTCACTGCTCAAGGTTGAAGAGATCCACAGCATCAACATCAGGACAAACGTCGTTCACCCGACCGACACGCTGGTGCGCGTAAAAGTCCGGGCGACCGAGAATGCCCTGGGGAGCCGTGAGCGCAAATATAACGCCCTGGTGACGCGCCATACCATTACGTACGACCTGGACACGCAGATGGTGGATTACACCCTGAGGCCGTCGCGCTCGTTCGCTGATGCGGTGGCTCACACCTGGCTCATCATGGGTGAGCAGCCGGTAAGCAGCATTGACCTGTACGGGCTGTACTCGATCGCCGAAAGCCTGCCTGATGAGCGCCTGGGTTACTTCGACTACACGTTTGATGACGAGAACGACTCGCTGGGCGACCGTGTGCAGGCGATCTGCAATGCGGCGTCTGTTGTGGCGTACTGGGACGACGGCGTGCTGACATTCACCCGAGATCAGAAAGTTGATTACCCGGCGGCCGTATTCAACCGGGCCAACATGAAGACGGACGATTACAAAATGACGTACGAGGCCACACTTCCTGGCGGCTACGACGGCGTACAGGTGCCCTACGTCCACCCGACCACGAACAATAAGACGTACATCAACTACCGCGTGCTGAACGGCGCCATCGTCGAGCAGGAAGCGGAAAACCCGAATAAGTTGGAGATAGTCGGCTTCCGTAACGAGTATCAGGCCCGGGAGCGCGCATTACGCGAAACCAAACGCCTGATCTACTCGCGCGTGAAGATGAACGCCAAAGTGTTTGAGGACGGCATTATCCAGGTCGGTAGCGTCATTCAGATGCCAGACATCTACGACAGCAACCAGCAGGGTGGTTACGTCACCGGCCGCTCCGGGAATGACTTCGATACCAGCGAGCCGATCACGTTTACCGGCTCGATGTATGTGCTGGTTACCGACAGCCTGGGTAACCCAAGTCTGCGCTATCCGGCCACCGCCCGTAGCGACACGAAGTACGGATTCACCGCGGCTATCCCCAACATTCAGCTCAATATCTGGAACGGAGACACTGTGCAGCTTCCGTCGCGCTACCTCATTGCGACCGTGGAGGAACTGGACAGTCAGCTATGGACGGTCAACAGCATCAAACCGAACACAGATAACACGGTATCTCTGACCGTCGCAGAATACAGCGACGCCATCTACGAATAAGCCCCATCCCAACAAACAACACCCGGCCTCGCGCCGGGTTTTTTATGGAATTAATATGGCTACGACACCAACAAACCTTCCTGTTCCAAGCGAATCACCACGTGACCTGAAGTTTAATGCGGGGAAAATTGATGAGTTTGTGACTTCAAAAAATCATGCTTATGTTGATAGATTTGGTGACCGGCATCGTACAATCACTGGAATAAATTACGATGCAAATCAGGCAATTCTGGGTTATGGCTACATCACGAAGAAGTCTTTTGAAATTGGTGCTACCGTCGACAATATTAACACTGCTCTCCAGTGGGAAAGTAATGGGGAGTTCTACTGGTGGGACGGCGCACTCCCCAAAGTAGTTCCCGCTGGTTCTACACCAAATAGCACTGGCGGGATAGGTGAAGGGAAGTGGGTAAGTGTAGGGGATGCTTCGCTTCGCACGGAGCTGAGCAGAGGGCAGTACAGGGAAGATGCAACATCCTGCTTCTATGTGCCGGGTTTTGTCGTTGATCAAACCACGGATAACAGAAATGCAGCTTATGCCTTCCAAGGGGTAATTTATATCCCTGAAGATGTAACTGTACGCTGTAACTTTCTTCCAGAAGATGATGTTCGTAAATTCATCGGTGAAGGTAAGATTTTAACGAGAGATCCTTGGGGATTTGATCATGAATTCGATGTTTCAAAATCCTGCAAAGGCAGCTTGTTTACAGTGCGCGGCGTAATTCATCAAGGCATGGAGAAAAAGGGTGCGCAGCAAGTAAGCATTGGGGTTATTGGTGATTCTATTACTGACGGTGCATGGGGCAAGCAGACATGGACAATCAACCCAAATTCTGGCGGAACAGAAAGAAACCTCAGCTCAACTAATTATAATCATTCTGATAATGGAGGAAGTCATTCCTGGTTTGCTCATTTTGTTTACACTTTAAACATGACAATCAGCCGATGGACTTCAAACCCTGCATTTAAAGGTTACAACTGCGCAAAGTCTGGTGCTAAATTAACTGATGGCTGGGGCTATCGTAATTTCGATTACGGATTCTTCCAGAATGCGGCATATGGTAATACAGCACCTGATACACTGCTTATTTCTATGGGATGGAATGACGTCGATGGGGTTAATTTCGAAAGTTATCTAGATAATTTTGATGCCTTAATCAGAAAATCGTGGGGCTATGGTTGTTCCGTGGGATTGGTTACTTGCAATATGAATGATAGTAGCCGCTCTGGGCTTGAGGGAGCAATTAAGCGCACACTGGCATCGAAGTACCCTGGAGTTGAATATTTTGACCTTGGAACGTATTTACGTAAACGAGGCAGCTCAGATCTTCGAAACCTCAAGAACTATTACGTTAAGTCAGACGGTACATTTGACTACACACATCCGCAGCCACTCGGTCAGGCAGATATGGGTAACGCAATGCTTTGGGAGGTATGTAAAGACACGTTTATACCTTCTGTAAAGCCGGGGGAAATGGTTTCATGGGCAAATGCTGACAAATTCTGGGATTGCGTAGGAGCTAGCTCAGGAACGCATTATCAATTCACATGGGAGAATGCGGCAGGTACTCCCGCGTTAAACAAGATGAGTAAAGTTGCTCAAGCAACCGTTTCATCAGAGAACGTAACATTGTCTACTTTCATATTTTGTGAAGAAGATGATATGAGCCTGTTCCTTCTGGAGCCATATACTCGTGACAGTGATTTTACTGCGGCAGGAAGAAACCACATCATAAATGTCAGATCACCAGCTGGCAAAGATATGGCAGAGGCAGAGCCTGAAAACCTGCGTAGATTACATAACTCTCAGCGCCTTGCATCTGGTGTTTTGGGCGAAAAGAAAACATTGACCACTTATATAGGAAGGCTACGGTATGGGATCAATTACATCAGTGTACGTTACGACGGGAGCCCAAATCTGGTGTATGTTCCAGCGTTGATCACTGGAAAAATGAACCAGACAAAGGTTTCGATAAATAACCTCAGGCTTGCAAAGCAAGCCGGCTTTAGTGGAACATTAATAGAGCGTGTAAATGCACTGGATGGGATAACATCGAATCTCTTTGATGGATCACAATATGCTTCATTACCAAACTGGTTTAGTGCTGGACAGAATCTCGCTGGAAGTCTTCTGATAAATGAGCCCTTATCAGATCAAACTGGAATGATACTATTTTACGATCCTGATGAAAAAAATGGGTATGCCATTCAACGTAATGGTGCAGTGCTTCGGGTTGGTGAAATGGTTTCTGGTGTAGTGTCTACTTGGACAAATACCACTGTAGATGCCACTAAAGTCTTTCAGGTGTACTTCTACCAGACAGTAAGTCCTATCAACGGTGCTTCTATGAACATTGTTGGTACAAATACATATTCAGCATTCTATAAAAAGCCAGGCGGGGTGTTAGGGGTTATGAATGCCTCATCATCTAGCGCGACTTTCAACGTAACTTACAACGCCTACGATATGGGCTCATAAGTATTTCATGACATGGATGTCAACTGTTATCATAGAGAAAATTTTAGATGTGACTGGGGAAAATATGAACAGATGGGTCATCAGGGCGTGTGCGTTGATTTCAGCGCATTCCTTATTAAGCGGTCTGAGTGACTATTAAAAAACGTTAGTATTATATCTAGATTACCAAAAGTAAAATGAGATATCATCTTCTAAGCACCATTGAATAGACTAGGTGCCAAAGAGACCGAGGAAAAGTAAGTCGGCATGGCTTACACCCATCCAAACTTGGAGTTAAGCAGCACAAATAGTGCTGTTGCGCAGGCAAATTTAAGTCATACCACGAATTTACTTGATGCATGCATGCTCCATTACACTTATGGCGGCTTGCGATGCAAAAAAAAGTGCCATGAACCGATATCGATCAAATTTATTTTTTCAGTAAACCAGCAACATAATTATTACCTAATATATATGAATTGTTTGCTCCGAAAGCTACTACTGAATGCCTCTAAAATAAAGTAATTAATTTGCAGTTTGGGAAAATAAGCCTATAGAACTAAAGGTGCCACAGGTGATAAAAATTTCATTTTCACCACCTTAATACAAGTGAGGTACCAATAAAGATTAACAGTACCAGACTGACTTACTGTACGGCATATGCTGAATGAGTATAAAAAAGGCCCGTAAGGGCCTTTTTTTAGTCTTTCCCAGATATTGATTTCATATTATAGAACCTTGCCGCCCACATATTCATCCATGAATTTTTACGGTGTGTTAAATATATCGCATTTCTATAAGCATTAGCTTGTGATTTTGGTTTAGAAATCATCGGCACAATGATATCAGAACCAGGCGCGGAAGCCTGTATTACATTAACTTGCATCCTCAACTCTTTGTATGTGTTGTGAATGTCAGTGGCTGCATAAGTATAGGTGGCAATGCATGACGTGTATAAAGAAAACACTATTGCCTTAAACAATGCTGATGAAGAGCTAATCTTGCATATGTAATGAACCAATAATATTAGTAGCATGATGGCCGCCCCGAAAGCCGTTCTTTCAGGGAAAGAAGGTGCCGCTACCATGCTATATATTGACGCAAAATGCCCGGTAAGAAAGATTATGGTGAACGACACATCTCTTTTGGAAACTAAATTTTTGTATGTGCATACCACTAGTATGAAAGTTAGGAGTGCATAAAAAGGCAAAAATAAAGAAATGCTGGAGTATAATATGTCAGCAAAACGAGAGGCGAAAATATCTAACGAGAAATTGCTACCACCCCTCTTCTGCGAACCAGGGGAGCTCATCATTAGGATAAACCCCCCCATTGCGATAACAGCGCCGCTTATTTTCCACCAACTGATTCGTCTATTTACCATGTATTCATAACCCGCCAGCATCACAACGATAAGTGCGGAGGCTGGGCCGCTGTTTTCATTTGTAGCGCCAGCCAAGAAGCTTAAGATTAGATACAGGAAAAGTTTGAATGCTCGAGGCCTATCCTCTCTCATGCTTACCAATATAAATGCAGTATAAATTATAGACATCCATAAGTAATTCATGGAGCCAGATATCCAAAGAACTGATGAACCAAACTCTGGAATTATAAGCCATAACATCATAAATGTAATCAGAACTGCAAAGCCAATTTCCTTAATATTCGAAATTGACTTTGCTACCAGCAAAGCCAGCATGCCTATGATAATGAATGCAATCGAATTAAATATATCGAATATTGGTTTGTCGAATTGCATGAAAAATTGCACTAGCGAGTGAGCCACGAACCGTCCATTCCATATTTCATAGTGACGAATCTGAGACTCAATGATTGACTGAATTCCGTCAATAGGAACAGCAGTGGGAGATGGATTTGTCTGGTATACAAATCTATACACAAAGTCATCAGCAACATACATCGTCATATGATTTAATGAATAAATCAAGATGAACACTGTGCTTAATACAATTAAGGAAAAAAAGTTGTTTTTTATCAACTTGTTAATCATTATATTTTCCCCTGTCCTTAATTATGTATCTAGGTCTCATTTTTACTTCAATGTATATCCTGCCAATGTATTCACCAAGCACACCAATGCCGATCAACTGGATGCCACCAAGGAAAAGTATGGATACTAATAAAGAAGGATAACCACGGACAGCATTACCGAATGCTAAGGTGTCGAAAATCATCCCCGCGCCGTAAACGAACGCCACTCCAGCAACAAACAGGCCAATGTAAGTCCACATTCGAAGAGGGAATGTAGAGAAGCTGGTGATACCTTCAAGTGCCAGGTTCCATAACTTCCAGCCGTTGAATTTCGTGCTACCTGCAACACGCTCGGCTCGGGCATACTCGACTACATCTGTGCGGCCGCCAACCCAACTCAGCACGCCCTTCATGAAAAGGTTGCGCTCTGGCATGAGCTTAATATTTTCCACAACATCACGCGACATCAGGCGGAAGTCACCAACGTTTTCTTCGATCTGCGGGTTGCTGATTTTGTTATGGAGTTTATAGAACCACTCAGCTGTCTTGCGCTTCAGTCGGCCATCTGTTGAGCGATCTGAGCGTTTAGCAAGAACCATATCAGCCCCGGCCTGCCATTTCTCAATCAAATGAGGAATGACTTCGATAGGGTCCTGCAAATCTACATCAATCGGGATAATCGCTTCACCGGTCGCGTAGTCAAGGCCGGCGAACAGAGCAGGCTCTTTACCGAAGTTTCTTGTGAATGACAGCGGAACTACAAGTGGATCTGCAACAGCAATCGCATTAATTATCGACTCTGTAGCATCTTTGCTGCCATCATTGATGAAGACTATTTCTACTTCATGCTGCTGAAGCCCTTCAAATTCCCGAACAGTTTTATAAAAAATAGGTATCGCGTCTTCTTCGTTAAAGACAGGAACTACCAGAGAAATTTTCATTTCGCATCCCTAAAGACAATGAACTTTGAATAACTAAAACCGCACACCAGACTGATGGCGGAGAAGAGAATGAGAGTCACAATCGGAGCCATACCGGACTTATCGGCAGCCCAACCAACAGCTGCGCTCAAGGATCCCATAAACCCGACATACAGCATGTAGCGCATCGTGGTTGTGGAGGACTTAAAAGTGAACCTGGCGTTTGCAAAGAAGCTGAATGACACCGCCACGACGAATCCGGCAAAGTTGCCAAGTGCCTGGCCTGTATGAAATGCGTAGATGCAAACAGCGAACACAACCCAGTGAATGAGCGTGTTGATAACACCTATTGATGTGTACTTGGCGAATAACTTTAACATTATAGAAATCAGTGAATTCGGAAAGGTCTGAAGTTTAGCATCACTGTCCAACTTGATCGACTCTCATATTTGACGATACTGTATATAAATACAGTTGTTTTGGGAGGTGGCCATGGAGGCAAAAGCTCAGCGATTCAGGCTTGAAAAATTATGTGGCGTTAACCGCTACTCCTGCTTGGTTGAAACGTCAGGCGGTTATGCGCTTTTTCAGCCTGATCTTGTGCCATCCAACGGAACACGCGTGCTGGTAAATGCGTTCGGACAACTACAGTTCGCGGTCGTTATGGGCGGGGCGCTCATCACCGAAGACGGTGAAAGCATAGAAGGTGATGCTTTAGATGAAGTCGATGTAATGGGAGTGGTGACCTTTTTTATCAATGGCGCTGCGGCGTTCACAGACGACAATCCGGTGATGTGATGTTTGCCCTTGTCGATGTGAACTCATTTTATGCGAGCTGTGAGACAATATTCAGGCCCGATCTGCGCGGAAGACCTGTTGTCGTTCTGTCGAATAACGACGGTTGCGTAATAGCACGCAGCGCCGAGGCAAAGGCTGCCGGGATAGCGATGGGTGAGCCGTTCTTCAAGCAGAAGGAGTTATTCCGGCGCGCTGGTGTTGTTTGCTTCAGCAGCAACTACGAGCTCTATGCAGACATGTCCAGCCGGGTAATGACCACCTTGGAAGAAATGAGCCCGCGCGTGGAAATTTACAGCATAGACGAAGCCTTTTGCGACCTGACCGGAGTAAGGAACTGCCGGGACCTGACTGAGTTCGGGAAAGAGATCCGCGCGACTATTTTACAGCGGACGCATCTTACAGTCGGCGTCGGCATAGCCCAGACCAAGACGCTGGCGAAGCTGGCTAACCATGCTGCGAAAAAATGGCAACGGCAGACCGGCGGGGTGGTTGACCTCTCAAACGTCGACCGGCAGCGAAGGCTACTGGCGCTTGTTCCTGTGGAGGATGTCTGGGGAGTTGGCCGGCGCATCAGCAAGAAGCTGAACGCTATGGGCATCAAAACCGCACTGGACCTCTCAGAACAAAGCACGTGGATTATCCGCAAGCACTTTAACGTTGTGCTGGAGCGAACCGTCCGGGAGCTGCGCGGCGAGCCATGCCTGGATCTGGAGGAGTTCGCCCCGGTAAAGCAGGAAATTGTATGCAGCCGATCGTTTGGCGAACGTATTACTGACTATGAACACATGCGGCAGGCGATTTGCAGTTATGCGGCCCGTGGAGCTGAAAAGCTACGTGGTGAGCATCAGTACTGCCGTTTTATCTCCGCTTTCGTCAAGACCTCTCCATTTGCCCTTAATGAGCCGTATTACGGAAACAGCGCATCGGTAAGGCTGCTCACGCCAACTCAGGACAGCAGAGACATCATCAACGCCGCGGTAAAGTGTCTGGACAAAATATGGAAGGACGGTCACCGGTACCAGAAAGCGGGTGTCATGCTTGGTGACTTCTTCAGTCAGGGCGTGGCTCAGCTCAACCTGTTCGACGACAGTGCGCCTCGGGCTGGTAGCGAGAAGTTAATGGAAGTGCTGGATCACCTGAATGCAAAGGACGGAAAGGGAACGCTCTACTTTGCCGGGCAGGGTATACAGCAGCAGTGGCAGATGAAGCGTGAAATGCTGTCGCCTCGATATACCACGAGATATTCAGATTTGCTTAGAGTCCGATAAATTTTCTTGATGTCTTGGTCCGCTTTATTCCAGAAGGGGACGAAGAATTGCTATTGCAAAAAAATTAGTAGTTGAAAAGATGGCAGAATGAAGGAAGAATGTGCCAATATTGCTGAGGTTTAAAGGGATTTAGGGGCAAGATATGGGATTGTCTAATACAGTACAGAAAATCGTTATATCAACCATTGCGTTCAGCCTGGTCGCGGGATGTGCGCCGTTGCATCCTTCTGACTGCCATAAGACCACAGCTACGGGTAATTGCAGTTCAGGACGCTGGGATGATCAGGATGAATGGGGTAAGCAAGCTCGGGCAATCAGGGCGGCAATAAATGACAAACTTGATGAGCCTCAGAAATGGAAGGGAAAAAAATGCAGGTTGCATATTGAATTTGCTCAGGATGGCACGGCTTTAAAAATATCAACCAGCAATGGTAATAAAGCCTATTGCGAAGCGATTGAATCAGCAGCTCATAAAGCTAAATTCCCGGCCTTCAACAATCCGGAAGTCTACAGAGATTTTCAAAAATCCGGCTTTAATATGGGCGGATAGCAAGGCGATGCCTATCTAAATGTTCACTTCTCGCTCATTTAGAACGCGCCTGGTTTCTTTAACTTTTTATTGTGCTGCCTCGATTAGTTCCTGCCCCTGGTTCTTAACATTCCCCACGGCACGCGTAACGGCGTGCCAGATAAACTTGTCGGCGGGAACTGTTCCGTCGGCAATTATCTCCTCGGCTTCCTTCCCGCCAACATCCTGACGCATCCACTCCCGGGCGGCTTCTGGTGACAGAACAAGAGGACTGCGGTCGTGAATGTCGACCAGACCTTTGTCAGCAGCAGATGTCACGATCAGAAAGCCCTCAGCTTCATCGCCGCGTTCAAAAGGCGTGCTGCCGATCGCCGCCATGAATATTGGATGCCCGTCGGCCCGGTGAATGAAGTAGGGTTGTTTCTTGTCGCCTTCCTTCTTCCATTCGAACCATCCATCCGCAAAACAGATCGCCCGGCCATGCTGCCACAGAGGTTTAAACATTCTGCTGATGGCTGCGGTTTCGACGCGCGCGTTTATCAGGGGTGCTTTATCCCACCACCCGGCCGCGTAGCCCCAGAACACCGGATCGAGATGTAACTGCTCATCGCGTTCGCTCAGCAGCAGCACTTTGGTGCCGGGCGCCACGTTGTACCGGCTAATAGGTTCCGGGTCATATGCAATGTCGCGATCGCCTTCATCGGCAAGGTAGGCCAGATATTCTTCACGGGTTTGTGCTTGTGCAAAACGTCCACACAT